TAAGGTCGTGTACGTAGTTGCAGGGTGCGAGCCCCAAGCGAGCCTTAGTTTCAGAGTTGCAACGCAACACCTTAACCTAACTCGAGTTTTCAACGGGATCGACCCCTATGACCCCTTAAAAGGTGGGGGTGCACCTACCTACACTTCTCCCACTCCCAATCTAGAACTATTTTTAAAGGAACAGCACTCTAACTTTAACGTATAACGTAAGTCTAATAATAAATGCTTGTAGTAATAATACATTAAAGTATAACTTTAAACAATGCCAAAAGTTAAATATGAAGTATTTAACCCTAGAACGGGTCAATTTGAAGATGCATCAGATGATAGTGAGGAAGTTGATGCTGCTCTTAATCGCTTTTTGACTGATTATCAAGTATACGAATCTGAAAAACACGTGGTCAGGACTATAATGGAGATGCAATTAAATAATAACATTCATCCACGTATGGGTAATCTTGATTAGGGCTTACACTATAAAGTATAAACACTATAAAGAGTATACACTATAAAGTATGTACTCTATAAAGATATATAAACACTTAAAGAGTATATACACTTATAGTATAAACACTATAAAGAGTATACACTATAAAGTATATACACTATAGAGTATATACTATAAATCCATACTCATGATAAAGCTAAAACGTAAACTAAACCAAAAAGTCCAAGAGGTGATAGTCTACACTAAAGCCGAATGTGACAACATGGGATTAGCATATATATACTGGAAAGATGCAAATGAAGGTGATTTGGCTCTATCCGATGATGGTTATGTAGGATTAACGCTGCAAAGAAAGACATACGGACCTAAAAAAATTTTTATAAAAACAGTTTATGGCGTTCAATGGGTCAGGGATTCATTGCAACTACTATTTGAACCCAACTATGAAGCGGGTATTTATTCATTGATCAAACCTCGGAACTGGGCAGAGAGGGAAGCGAGAACAGCCAGACTGAGAAATACAGTAGATGCATATGTAACACAGATGGTGTCCCCCTATAAGGTCGATTGGAATCTCCTCGGGAATATCTACCGCCCTGACCAAAAACGCCCAGATCAAACAGTAAAACGTTTATTTAAACAGAAGGTAGTAAAGGATATGGTACAAGAAAAATTAAAACAAGTACTGAATGATAAGGGCATTACCAAGTCATTTGTACTGGATAAGATGAAAAAGGCCATGGAAATAGCAGAAACAAAAGAAGATGTGAACGGCTTATTGAAAGCATCAGATGCATTTATGGATCTATTGGAGATGAAACCCAGCAAAAAAGTGACTACAGATACTTTCCAGATTGATGTAACCAATCAAATAGAGACGGAAGACAAGAAAATGCTGATGTCACGCAAAACAGAGGAGAAAGAACCCGTTGAGTAATAACTATGAAGACTTAATAAACCACCCCGAGCATTACACCCGTGGTATTGAGGTAACAGATTTCATTTCCTCTTGGGAAATGGACTTTCATCGTGGAAATATCGTCAAGTATGTCGCACGTGCTCCCTACAAAGGGGATACCCTGAACGATCTAAAGAAAGCGAAGTGGTACATGGACGACCTAGTAAAGAAAGTAGAAGATGGAAGAAAAGAGTTATAAAAATTATATGTGGCGTGTGTACCCTCGCTTGAAATACTATCGGTTTCAGACGAAAGATCCAATGGTGGCTCGCAAATTAAGTCAACGTAAGCACTCCCAATTGGTAATTGATGGGTTCAATACCTATATCAAGGTATACGAATTAAGGTTTTCCTCCCCCAAATCCGCCTTGAATTGCTTTAAGCGTATGATGAATCAAAAATTAATAGATAGTGGGGAGACGGGGCTGTTTTACGCCAATACAGGGGTTAATAAAAGCATAGGTGTTTGATGTGTGCCCCAAGATTCATAAAAAGTGTGCTTTTTGCGGTAATTACAAACAAAACAAACAGTGTGGCCTAATGGGTGGCAGCATTAAAGCTTCAAATATTGCATATATGGTAGATTGCCCTAAAAACATGACCAAGTATCAGAAAACAAAATACTTGAAAAGCATTGATGGCTGATAAGAAAAAGATCCTAAGCCGATTAAAGAACGATATGGTTCTGTTTGGTCGCATCTGCATCCCTAATATGTTTTCCGTACCATCACCTCCGTTTCACTATGAAATCGGCGATGTGCTGATGGACAACAATATTAAACAAACCAATATCATTGCTCCACGTGGCCACGCAAAGAGCAGTATAGTGGGCGGGGTCTACCCCTTACATCACATTATGTTTGATGAGGGGAAGAAACTGGTGGTATTGGTTTCCAGAACTCAAGATCATGCGGTCAAGTTGCTTGGCACCATTAAAGATGTCCTGGACTATTCGCAGCAATTTAGAAGTTTATTCGGCTATTGGGGTATGAACTCAGCCCGAACTTGGGCAAAAACGGAAATAGAATTAAAAGACGGGACAATGATTGTTTGTAAGGGGACAGGCCAACAGCTTCGGGGAATTAAAGTAGGGAATCAACGCCCGACCCTGATTGTAGTTGATGACCCTGAAGACGAAATGAATACCAAAACAGCTGAAGCTATGGAGCATAATCTTCGCTGGCTACTCCAGTCAGCTGTGCCTTCCCTAGACCCTGTTAAGGGAAAGATTATTATTATTGGAACGCCACAACACCAAAGATGCATGGTTGAAACCTTGAAAGAAATGAAGGGGTGGAAAAATATGCATTTTTCTCCCGACATGAACAAGGGTATTGCACTGTGGGAAGAATGGCAGCCTATAAAAAAATTAAAACAGAAAAAAGCAGAGCTAGAGTCTATTAATCGTTCTTCTGTGTTCTATAGAGAATATCTATGTGAGATTGTGGGAGACGAGGACCAATTGTTCAAAGAAGACTATTTTAAATATTACGATGGATCCGTTGAGTTCAATGATGA